TTTGCGCTGCTGTTAATTTTTGTTGAACTCTTTTTAGGTGCTCTGTTGCTGTTTTAGTATCGTACTTATCAAAGTTTCCTAAGAATTCATTCATGGCACGGACAGCGTCTCCTTCTGTCTGTACTCCAACATTGAGATTAAGTCGAGCATTTCTAAGTGTTTCTAATGCCGTATTAAACTTACTGTAAGCTCTGGCACCTTCATCACTAGATCCAGAAAGAGTTTTTAACTGGTTTGCAAAGTTTTCTTTCAATCCAAGTTTTAACTTACCAGATTGTAAATCCGTAAGAACGCTGTTAACTTCCTGCGCTCCAAAAGCAATACTAGAAGCCGAATCAGCTTCTTTCAGAGCAATTGGAACCAAAGAAGCAGGCATTCCAGAACCTTCTGTTTGTTTCTTTAACCAACTAACTCGGTAAGCCTGACGTTGTTCTACCGGCAATGTTTCCAAGATACGCTCAAACTGTGTACCTTCTCCTTCTTTGGGACGGGGCACCAATAAAGAATAATCTTTTCCACCAGTTCTTTGAAAGGCAGATATAGACTCTGTTGTATAGTCTGATGGGTTAACCTTGCCAAAAGGACCGGCATCTTTTTCAGGCGCTAAGGCTTTTATAGTAGCAAGTGTTTTGATACCAGCATCGGGAGCACCGGCAGCAAACAAGTCAGAAGCAATCTTTTGTAAAACAGTTGGGTCACCAAAATTCTGACCTTGATAGTTTTGCAATACAGTTTCTATTTTTTGTGCCTGCTGTAACTGCGGATTTTGCACCTCTGGAAATAGGCTTTTAGTAATTTGTTGTCCTGCTTTAGAAGCAATATCGCCAAATCGTAAGCCAGATTGGTACAAAGGAGCAAACACACCAAACTGACCACCTTGTTGTGCAATTTGCTGGTTCCGAAGAAAATCTCTTTCCTCTTCTTCCTTTAACTGAGCAGCAATTAACTGCTGAGGTGTCGGTCCAAATAATGAAGTAATAGCCATGTTTATTCCTTAATTAAGAAGTTCCATACTGACCAGCTTGGCTTGCTTGTGCAAATGGGTTTGTGTTGCTAAACGGATTAAAACCATAAGTAGCCTGTAAACCAGCAGGAGAACTAGGGCCATAAAGCTGACTAAACAATTGCTGTTGCTGTTGTCCACGAAGGAACTGTTGACCAGCACTAGAAATGTTTTGTGCCATTAATGACGGACCAACTAAGGAGCCTTGCAATTGAGTTTGTGCAGCCCCCATACCACCAGCCAATAGCGACTGACCAACATTAGCACCAGCAGTAGCTGCTCTGCCGCCCAACTGAGCACCGATGTCCAAGGGCTGTTGTGCTGCTTGTTCAAGCAACTGAGACACACCAAACTGTTGCTGGAACGGAGCTAGTGCTTTAGTCTGTAGATCAATACCAGTGCCAAGTAATCCAGTACCAAAGCCAATTCTGTTTCTTGCTTCTTGTTCTGCCTGTGCAGCCAGTTGTAGGTCTTGTGTACGTCTTGCTCCAGCCAGTGCAGCTAGTTCAGGCTGACCCCCGCCACCAATATTAAGACCAGCACGACCACGAGCAAATACAGAAGCACCTAAACGCTGTTCTTCAGCAGCCCTCATTGGATCAAGGAGTGCGTACTGTTCTTGTAAATACTGCCTACGGGCTTGGTCTGGTGTCTGTGCAAGATACTGCTGACCTAAATTAAACAACCCCTGTGAAGTCTGTGGTGCTGTTTCTGCTAGTCCAAGGCTTGAACCGTAAAGACCAGCAAGTCTTGCCTGAAGTGCTTGTATCTCTGGAGATGCAGTATATCCAGCACTTTCAAGTCTACCCTCAGGACCGAAGCCAAACTGAGAAGTTCCAAATCTAGAAGTTATTCCTACTGGTCTAAATCTTTGTTCTTCAGCCGCTATTCTGGCTGCCTCTAACTGAGCATTAGCGGATGTTCTGGCTGCTTTTTCAGCAGATCTTCCAGCCATCGCAGATCCTAGTAACCCAGCACCGCCTACAATTGCAGCAGCTTCAATACCCATTTTTATCTCCAGATGTAAATATCATACTTATTTCCGTCAGTTCCTGTGGTTGAGTATAGATAAGAAAAATCAAACATCCTTAGGAATTTCTCATGTTTCTTATCTTCTGGGTCATGAAGAGCATATAACTCTTTACCATGAACGCTTGTTAATTTATTAAACCAACTCTTTAAATTTTGTTTTACTTCTTTAGACCACTTTACAAAGATGTCACAATGTATAAATAGAGAACCATTATAATCTTCTAAATACAACACAAACTGCTTGTTTTGTATTACTGGTACCTTCATCAGGCCTTCATAATGTATGCAAGTGCATAGTACGGTGGCAGGTTAGCGTTAGTGCCTGAAGAACCTGCCGAGGCAGTGGTAGTAGACACAGTAATGCCTGTAGTGTTAGAACCTGTATTATCTGTATTAGCTGGGCTTGAAGCAGCACCAGCAATATATGTACTGCCTCCGTTTGGACTACCGGCCCTTGTATTTGGAATAAGATGCGTATGGCCTGGGTCTGTTACTGTTGATGTAGCAGTGTGGCTATGGCTGACTACAATTGCATTAGCAGAACCGCCAGTGTCAGCAACAGAATAAGTAGAGCCTGCGCCAACAACAAACCTATCTCGTAGGTCAGGGGTTCCGTTAGATCCGTTACAGAGATACCAACCAGACGGAACAGAGGCTACAGAACCTGACCAGATAATGATACCGCCACTAGGTATAGCAGCAGTTACAGCAGTAGCAACGAATGCTGTGGTAGCAATCTGAGTAGTGCTAGTACCAGAAGAGGCCGTAGGGGCCGCTGGAGTGCCTGTAAAGGTAGGGCTATTGCTGTCTGCCTTGGACGATATAGCAGAGGCAATGGCAGTGTATTCTGCATCAATCTCGGTGCCTTTGATAACCTTTGCTGGGTTGCCAGTGCTAAGGCTGTCTTTAGCTGCAAAGTTAGTTGCTTTCGTGTAATTACTCATACTGTTTTCCCTTGTGCGACATAAACATCGATTTTCTGAATAGAAAGAGGATCACCATTTAATTCTGCTTCTAAACCTAGTTGCATCACAGCCCCAGTACCGCCAGCATTGATCTGGAACTGGTCTAGGACCACACCATTGGAGAACTCAGCAATGTTGTATTCCCCTATATTATACTCGTAAACTACCGCCGTGTCAAGTAATTTCGTCTCACTATTGTAATTTTCTTTGTAGTCAAAGCCCCATTTAATGGCTACAGCGTCACCAGAGCCGCCAATAACCACAAATCCTATCTTTTTAAGGACTTTTAAGGCTGTTGGGCTGCCAAAGTCAAAGTAATTGGTGTAGTACTGTAGCCGGTAGGTAGAGGCATTATCTAGGTGTCCAAAGTACTTCCCAATGTAACCAGGCTTTCCTAACAGCAACTCCTTAGCTTGATTGACAAACAAGGCTTTTGGATCAAGGCTATCCCATATAGTGACACGGGCAGAACCGTCCTGAAGAGCACCCCGCATATCAAAGCAGTAAGTAACCTTAGTTGCTGGCAGGGTAAGAAGGTAAAAGGCATCCCGGTCATAGTAGACAGACTTGATAGCACTGGCCGTCTCTGAGGCCACCGCAGCGATGAGGTCATCACGGACGTTCTTGGACATATCCCGCATAGGCAGGGACTTCTCTTGGATGACCCGCTGAAGGCTACGCACACCAGAGTCAGACAAAAAGACGATGTCTGTGCCGGTATTCTGCACAGAGTCCCTAGCAATACAGCCTACATTGGGGATAAAGTCTGCTAAGGCCAAGGAAGTGACATCTATTGGGTTGCTATAAATAGCAATGTTGTTCCTACCAAAGATGATTAGGAAGCCGTTGTGGGCCGCTAGAGCGATAATCTGGTCATTGTTGGGGAACACAGAATTGATCGATAGAGAACCTGAGTCACCGCCTTGGAAGTCAGAGCCGTCTAAGAGCCTGCTAAAGTACACAGTCTGCCTGTCACCAACAATGTCTGCCATCCATATACGACCATAGGCGGCTAAGGCACAGTTAGGCTTAAAGTCTGATGTGGAGTAGCCTGTCGGCAGGGTACCAACGTCACCTAACTGCTGAAAGCCAAAAGAGCCTGCATGGGAATGCGGATTAGCAATGGTGGTCACTGTGCTAGTCAGAGCATCAGAAACTGTGTATCCTGTACCGGCTGTAGAGACTGTTACAGTGGCTATACCAGTACCGCTAAGGGTTGCTACAGTCAATTTAGCATTAGAGCCTGTACCGCCTGCTAAGGTCAGAATATCGCCTACATTGTAGCCAGAGCCAGCAGCAGTGACCGTCACAGTCGCTATTGGACCAGTACCGCCACCACCGCTAATCGTAGCCACAGAGAAGGTAGCACCAGTGCCTGGAGTAGGTAGATTGTGGAAGACCAGTACAGGATGTCCTGTCTGTACCATGTAGGCATGGGAGATAGCATCGGAGCCATCGCCATAGGGCAGAGCCGCAGCTTGCCAGTTATTACCTGTTATTGTATAGGACACATCAGCGGTATTGGCCTGTGTTCTGACAGTCTTAGTAGTCATGGTTGTGGTGCCAGTAAACAGTTTATTGTTACCGGCACTGATGGTCTGGTTTCCACCAGCATCAATCATCTCAAATATAAACTCTACAGGGTTAGCAGCACCTAAGTCTGTGTTGACTGCTGAGTTTACAGT